CCGCGGCGCGACTCACATGCCAGCGGTGCGGCACGCTGATCGAGGAGTCGGCCAAAGCCGAAATGAATGCTAAGGGCGAGTTCATTGCGCCGGGCCAGGACGTGGTCGACGGCGTGGTGGTCGGCGATCTGCCTGACACGGATACGGCGAGCTTCTGGGCTTCGGGGCTGATGAGCCCCTGGCGCACCTGGGGCGGCTGTGCGTCGGAGTGGATCCGCGCGAACGCGAGCGGCGACCAGGAGCGGATCCGCGGCATCATCAACACGGACTTCGGAGAGCTCTACGCCTTCAAGGGCGAGGCGACGCCGGCCGAGGCGGTGAGAGCCTGTGTCGGTGCCTACGCATTCGGCGAGTACCCGGGCGGCGGGGACATCGAGTGCATAACCTGCGGCGTCGATGTGCAGAAGCGCCGGCTCATCTACGCGGTGCGCGGCTGGGGCTACTCGATGGAGTCGTGGCTGCTCGAGGCAGGCGACCTGTGGGGCGAGACCGAGAATCCGCAAGTTTGGGCGGAGCTCGAGGGCTTGCTCGATCGCGAGTGGGGCGGCAAACCGATCAAGCGGATGGGCATCGACTCAGGCTATCGCCCTGGTGACGTGTACCGCCGGCCGGATAACCTGGTCTATGACTTTTGCATTCGCCATCGCGGCCGGGCGGTGCCAACGAAGGGTCGCGACTGGCTGAATAAGCCGCTCGTGTCCTCGCTCATCGATGTGACCTTTCGTGGTCAGACGTTGAAGGCCGGCCTGCAGCTCTGGCACTTAGACAGCGATTATTTCAAGCAGTGGCTGGTCTCGCGTCTGACCTGGCCCGCCGAGCAGCCTGGGCGCTTCTGGGTGCCGCGGGACGTCACGGATGATTACTGCGAGCAACTGACGGCAGAGACGCGCATCGCCAAACCGTCAGGTCGAGCGGTGTGGGTTCGCGTGCGACCTGAGAATCACTTCATGGACTGTGAGGTGATCAACGTCGCCATGGCGCAGTCGATGGGATTTCACCGGCGGTTGCGCAGACCGGAAGACAACGCGACCGCGCCGCCGCCGCGCGGAAACTCAGCGGTCGAGCTGCAGCCGCCCCCAACGCGACAGCCTGAACGCGGGCCGGCCCCGCGCGGACCGAGTGGCGCGCCCAACTGGATAACAGGATGGAGAAAGTAAATGGCCAAAGATCAATCATCGGACGCGACAGGCATAGCCGGATCGAGCACCAGTTCGGCTGCCTCGGCGTCTTCGAGCGCCAGCGCGGCACCCGCGACGATCGCTTCTGCGGTTAGCGTCGGATCAACAGCACCGGCACCGGCCGTCTCCGCGGACGCGCGCCTTGAGATCGCGACGGCTCTGCTTGCGGGTCTGGTCGCGCACCAAGGCCTCTTCACCAACGAGCAGGCAGCTGCTGAGAAAGCGGTGCGGCTCACCGACAAGCTGATCGCCGCGCTCGGAGCAAGCTGATGAGCGGTGGCCACCAACCGGTGGAAGAAAATAACCCGAACTCGAACGACAGCTCGCCGCTGACCGATCCCGGGAAGTCTTACGCGCCGGTCGATGATGCAGTGACCGGCGGCAGCCCAGGCGGCGCTGAGCAAGACCCTATCGGCATGGTTCGCTGTCGGTCCTGTGGCATGCAGACGCCTGCCAATGGCGCGCGCTGCCAACGTTGCAATACGCCGGTACGCGCGAGCGCCTCGACGACGAAACAGTACAACGGTCAGTAGAGAACTGCCGTGGATTGGCAGACGCCGTTCTACTATAGGGATCCCGATGAGCTGCCGACGCCGCTCAACATCCCGACGACGATTCGTCAGAACGAAACGCCGAGCTGGGACGATGACATGTACGAGGATGTCAACGGCAACCTCTACCCGTCGGGCACCTGGACGCTGACCTACATTCTGGCTGGTCCATCTTCGTCGCCGGTCGCGATCGTCGGCGTGCCATCGAGCACGGGTTCGTCGGGCTGGACGAGTACGATCACGCCGGCGCTCGCCGCGCAGCTGCTCCCGGGCACTTACTGGTGGCAGGGCGTGCTCACGGCCACCGCAGGTGCGGCGCCGTTATTGCCAACAGCACAACGCATCGTTGCGGGCGAGGGCGAGCTCACCGTCCAGGTCGACTATGGCGCCGTCGCTGGCATCTATGACGGCCGTTCGACCGCGGAGAAGGCGCTTGCGGCATGGGAAAATTGCTTCCTTGCGCTTGCCGGCACCACGGGGCCGCCAGTCAAGTCGTACAAGATCGGGGATCGCGAGATGACGTACGCCGATCTGCCATCGATTAAAACGGCGGTCGACTACTGGCGAGCCCGCGTCGCATCTGACAAGGATCTAGCGGACGGCGGCCGCTCGCGCAAGCTCCTCGTGAGGTGGTCGCATGAGCACTGAGGTTACGATCACGGTGCGCGGTCCCGGCGTGGTTCGTTGCTGGATCGCTACACTGCTCATGAAAGCGGCCGCGTGGATATTGGCGCGCGGGTTCCGGGTCGACGCGTGAACAGCACTGACGGCTTCCATTTCGATTCGCCGCTCTGGAAGGCGCTCGACGTGCCCCCGGATCCCGCAGCTCCGGAGCCCGGCAGGGTGACGCCGGTACCGGTGGCCGGCCAGCGCATGTATGCGTCGGCGATCCCGAACCGGTTCAATCAGGGGTTCCCGAGCTACAACCTCTCCGCCGATGCGGAGATGGTCACGAGCCTGCGGAACCTCCGCTCGCGCTCGCGACAGCTGGTGCGCGATGCGGCGTATGCCAAATCGGCAAAGCGCACGGTCACCAACAACGTCATCGGTACCGGCGTCAAGATCCAGCCGGCGGTGAAGACGACGCGCGACACGGTCAACGTGCGCATCAACAGGGCTATCCGCGAGGCCTTCGATCATTGGTCGAATGAGCATCGCTGCCACACTGGCGGCGAGCTGCACTTCCACGACCTCGAGCGTCAGCTCATGGGCCAGGTGTTCGAGGCTGGCGAGATTTTCGTGCGCATCTGGCGCCAGCCCTTCGGTGACTCGACAGTGCCTCTGGGACTCGAGATCGTGGAGCCCGAACGCATCGCGGACGGCTACGCGCAGCCCGCCGGTGCACATTGGGAAAATTTGATTCGCATGGGAATCGAGGTCGATTCCTTCAAGCGGCCGGTCGCGTACTGGATCCGGGATCTGCACCCGGGCGACATTCGGTTGAACGTCGATCGCACGGATCATTTCACGCGCGTGCCGGCGGCGGACATCATCCACCTGAAGATCGTGGACCGTTGGCCGCAGACCCGCGGTGAGCCCTGGTTGCACGCAGTCGCGCAGAAGCTTGCGGATATCAACGGCTACTCGGAAGCCGAGATCATCGGCGCGCGCGGCCGCGCATCCTACATGGGCACGATCGAGACGCCGGAATCCCCAGACGTCTTTGCGCAGCGCGCCGCTGACCAGACACTGCAGTTCGCGCTCGAGCCAGGCACGGTGCACAAGCTGGCGCCGGGTGAGAAGTTCAACCTGCAGTCGCCGAACGCCTCGAGCCAGGGCGTCGAACCGTTCATGCGCCTGATGCTGCGCGAGATCGCGGCGGGTTTAGGCACGAGCTACATGGCGATCTCCGAGGACTACTCGCAGTCGAACTACTCGAGCTCGCGCCTGGCGCTCTTGAACGAGCGCGACACGTGGAAGGCGCTGCAACTTTGGTTCATCCGCAAATTCCGCTACCGGGTCCACAAAGAGTTCATGCAGGCGGCGGTGCTCTCGCGGACGATTACGGAAATAGATCTCGTCGATTACGCGACGGATCCGCAGAAATTCGAGCGCGTGTTCTTCCGGCCGCGCGGCTGGCAATGGATCGACCCGACCAAGGAAGTCGCGGCATTCAAGGAAGCCGAGAAGGCCGGCTACATGACCAAGGGTCAGGTCATCGCGCAGACCGCCGGCGGCGATGACATCGAGGACATGCTCACCTCGCGCGCCGCGGAACTCGAGTTCATGGAGGAGCTCAAGCTCGTGTTCGACACGAACCCGGATGTCTACGTGCCGGCAGAATCCCGCGGCCAGGTGCTGCTCGACAAGGA